ATATGAAAAGCTGTTCAACACCCATGACGGGTAAGGCTTCGGAGGTGTAAAGCCCCCTCCCTCTGGACCATCAGGCAACCATGTGAACCCAATCCCTGCAAAGTTCTTGCGAAAGGCTTTGGACTGGTCTGGGTCAGGCGTGCTGGTGTTGGGGGTGTAGTAAATGCCGCCCCGTGTGTTGTAGCTGGTCTGCACAAAGCTGGCTGGTTCGCCCCAGTTACCTGTGTCAATCTCAGCTTGATCAATGACCAGCACGCGCTGGACAATGTTGTTCTCGTCTATTTGGGCAAACTGGCTCATGCTGTGTACGTCCCAGAAGATGTGAAGGTGTGATAGGTGTAGCCGCCACTGGAAGTGACTGTGCCGCCTGTGCCTTTTTGAGCGCCTGAGTAACGAATAATCACAATGCCAGAGCCGCCGTTGCCACCAAAGCTAGGTGAGCCTCCGGCTCCACCACCACCGCCAGTATTAGCGGTTCCTGAAGTGCCTCCGCTACTCCCAGCAGCACCGCCACCGCCAGTGCCGCCTGCGGAGTTGGTGCTGTCGGTCTTTCCACCGCCGCCACCGGCGTATGTAGAACCGTTGCTCCAAGTTGATCCGTTGCCTCCCGCTGTGCTTGAGTTGTATGAAGCATCACCGCCAGCAGCAGACGCTCCTCCCCCGCCTGCACCGGCTTCAGCAGCACCGTTTCCACCGCGATTGCCTTGCCCGGATGTACCAGCCCCCCCGGAATTTAGATACCCAGCCCCGCCACCCCCAGACCCTCCAGACGTTGCGTTGTAAGATGAGTTTCGCGCACCGCCGCCACCACCGTTTGAGGTAACGGTAGAAAAAACAGAATTGTTACCTATTCCAGAAGCGGCCTCATTGGTACCTCCAGTCCCGCCTGAGCCAACTGTTGCCGTATACCCAGTTCCGGGTGTTACAGAAAAACCAGTTCCTGACCGATAGCCGCCAGCACCACCGCCACCGGCACCGCCACCGCCGCTCCAAGCGCCGCCGCCGCCACCAGCGACGACTAGGTACTCAATGTCATACGTTGGCGGCACAAACGACCGCTGGTTTTGAAAAACTGCTTGTAATGCGCCACTCATGTCAAACCACTCCCAGAGATGAGCCACTGCGTAGACCCGATCTTCAGCGCCGTGGCAGAGCCGTACTGCGCCAAGCTGCGTGAGCCAGATGTACCCGCAGGAGAAAGTGTCAACGTGTCCGAGGTGATGGCAATCGTCACCACTTGGCTCGTCATGTTCACAAACGTGATGGCAGTGCCGATTGGGTAGGCCACGCTGCTGTTGGCCGGGATCGTAAAGGTCCGAGCATTGGCGTCTGTTGAGGGGTGCAGGATGTGCTTGCCAGAATCAGCAAGGACCAGCGTGTATGCCGCGCTCTGGCTGTTCTGAGGAATGTTCAGATAACCGACAGAGTTGGTTCCGTCAACCGTACAGTTGCTCAAATTGCCAGAAGCTGGAGTGCCAAGTGCTGGCGTCACCAATGTGGGCGAATTGGACAGCACGTTGTTGCCAGTGCCTGTGCTGGTGCCGACACCCGTGCCGCCCTTTGTCACCTTCAGCAGTGGGCCAGAATCAAACAGCGCGTCGATGGTGTCCAAGTCGGTATTGATCTTGGTTCCCCAAGTGTCTGCCGATGCACCCACCTCGGGCTTGGTCAGTAACAAGTTGGTCGTGGTTGAGTCAGCCATTTTTCACCTCATGCGGCAATTTGCCAGGATTCAGTATTGTCAGCAATTGGCGTCCAGCTTTCGCTGGTGTCATCAATTGCTGACCATGTTTCGGATGTGTCGGATTCTGCTTGCCATTTTAGGGCAGCATCTACGGCCATGGAAGACTGCGCAGCAAGTAACAGCGCAAATGACTGCCTGCGAATTGCAGCCACCTCCATGGACGATTGCCCCGCCATCGTCGCGCCACTGGAGCCGATGATTGTGGTGCCCACAGTCATCTGGCCAAAGTCTTCAATCAGAATCTGAATCAATGGCACGCGCACAGCATTGATGGCCATGGTGCTGGCGTCTTGGGCTGTGGCGCTGGCAATGGCCACGCGCAGGGCCGCTATGCTGGCGCTGGAGGCCGATGCAGCCGCTGCTGCACCTATGGCATACCGAGTTCCTGAAAAGGCTGCTCCTGATGCGCAGGATGCCGTAAATGCCGCTGTGCTGGATTTATTTGCAGAGACAGACATGCCGCTGCTTGCTGATACGCTAAAAGCAGCGTCTTTGGTGATGTTGGCACTGACGACAATTGCGCTTTGCGCAGAAACAGAAAACGCACCAAAGGTGGTGCGTTTCGTTCCAACCACCATTGCGCTGGTGGCCGAGAAGGTAACAGCCCCGAGGCTTACGCCATAAGAGTAATTACCCCCACCATATGGGCCAAGACCGTATGCAGCCATGTCATGTCAAAGTGACATCAAGGTCGCCAGCAGGGATGCGCAGCACATCGCCATCGTTGATGGTGCGTGCCGTACTCAAAGCCGCCCAGGCGATCATGTTGCCGCTTGTCTCGGCATCAAAAATCGCAGCCCATCCGATGGAACCCCAATTGCCGCCAGATGCCGCAGCAAACTCAATGGCCGCAGCGTTGGTGGCCGTGGTGGGCGATGTGCCCGATACCGTCATGGTGCCCGTGGCCTTGCGCACATAGCCGCTGCCAGTCACCTCAGTGCCGCCGCCAGTGTCAGAAGGGGCAGCCGTGAACAGGCCCACATACCAAGCTGTCGGGCGTGTGGCGCTGTCAGTGGTCAGGAGCCAGGTCAGCACCAGGCTTTCGGTGTAGTCGGTAAAAGATGACATGGCTCAGTTCCTTATCCAAAAGTTTTTGCGCGGGTCAGCAATGTGCCCCCAGATGACGCACCCCGATCATCGGCTATGCGCAGATCATTTAAGGCACGCTCGTACAGCGTTGCCCATGTCTGAATTCTCGCATCGTCTTGCAGGTAAGGCGCAGCTTGCAGCAGCGCACCGTACAGATAAATGTCAGGGCTGGAGGTCAGCAACCAGTTGGTGGTCACGCTATTTGACAACTTCGTCAATTTGGCAAAGTAAGTCAGTTCGGTGGTGTAGGTGCCATCAGGTGTTGGCAGGATGCGCAACTGGTTTCCAACCACACCAAAAAACTTGGGCTTGCCGCTGGCTGTGTAGCGGCTTGATTCCTCGTCCAGCAAGTCCACCGTCAGGAACGACAAAGGCGTGGGTGGGTTGGTGCTGGTCAGCTTCAAAGATTTGACTTCCAAGAAGTCGGCAGGCACAGCGCCATACTGCTGGTCAAAGGACGCATTGGCCCGAACGATCATCTGGCGGGTGCGCAGCGTGCGCTCAATCTGCGCTTCTGCCAGGCTGATGAAGTCGGGGATGGTGGCCGACAGGTCGGACCTGTTGAGCCAGTCACCAATGGATGTCTTCAACTCTGCGTATGTGCTAAGTGCCATTTTCAGCCTCTTTGTCCATTTCCTCTTTCACGATCCATGTGTGGTCGTGTCGGAATTCAAACGTGCCAATGTGCCCAATCTCCTTGGACACATCGTGGTCGATGTAGACCTTGTACCCGAGTTCCTGCGCCTTCTTGCAGAAGAACACATCCTCGCCCATGTAGCCCCGAGTCGTCTGCCATGGCATGTCGAACCATGGCTCGGACATACCCTCAAACACCTCACGCTTGATCAGCATTATGCCCGTGCCAATGCTGCCCACCTCTTGCAAACCCGTCGATTCAGGCATGGTGTAGATGGGGATGCGCTTGCCGTTCTCGTCGTAGTTCTGCGCCGTGGGGCCAGTGGGCATTCTGCGCCGTGCGCAGTTGGCTGCCACGATCTCTTTGTCATGCGCCAGCAATCTGCCCACCAAGTCCTGGGGGAAGGTCATGTCGCTGTCGATGAACAAGATGTGTGTGCATCCCTCTCGCATCGCATCCAGGCAAAGGTCGGCCCTTTGGTTTTGGATGATGGTGCCTTGCATCAATTTCAGGCTGATGGCGTCATTGGTGTTGAGCGTGTGATACGCCACCATGTTGACCATGCAGTAGGTGTAATTGGTGTGGACCTGATCTCGGGCTGGGGTGCATACAGCGATGTAATTCATACTTTTCCTGGGCGTGTCCTGAAGAATTGATTGTCAGAATCGTTAAGCCATTTTTTCATGTACTCCTGATCATCAATCTTTCCCTCGGCCTTCATCTTGTAATACAGCGCCTCGGGAATGCTTGCGACCAGGTGCCACTCACCTGACCAATTGGCTTTCTCGTCAACTGCATTGTAGATGGCTTTGTTGGCCTCGATCACAGCGGTGACGTCCTGCTGTGTCTCAATCGTCACATCACCTGTTTCAGCGTTCTCATGCCAAAAGCGTGTGATGCCTTGCTGCTCGTTTTTGTCAAAAAGTCTTTTGTGGATCATCTTAAAAAAAAGGCCAGGTTTCCCTGGCCTTTTCCGTTGGCTTCAAATCAAGAAGTAACCAAGTCAGCGGCCAAGCCGTGAGCGTTTTCAGCAGTCACTTTGTGACCCCATTCAACGATCAGCATGCGCTTCTCAGCGTCACCTGTCTTGGCCAGTTCGACTTGCTGGTAAGGACGCAGCACGGTCATCTTGGCGTAGTCAGGATCAATCACCCAGGCGTCACGCTCACGCTGGAAGCGGTTGGCGATGACTTGCACGTTGCCGAAATCTGAAACGTATATGTCAAA